ATCCCTTTAATATGTCAAAATCATCACATGGTAGTGACGTAAGTTCGAAGTCCGAGGAATCTAAGACTCCATCTGTAAAAGCTAAACCTGAGGTAGCAAAAGAAACTGTTCCGGCAGTTCCTGAGCAACCAAAAGTTGAGCCGAAGAAGGATCCAGTCAAGGAAACCCCGGCGGTTTTTTCCACGGGAACCAGCCTAGCTGCAGCCCCTAAGAAAAAATTAAAAGCCCCACGAAAGAGTGAGGCGCCAAAACCTGAGGTCCCAGCAGCGAAAGCTCCTGAGAAACCAGGTTTTGTCTTTCAGGTAGACCCAAAGTTAGCTGAACAACTCAAAGCCGCAAAGGTTGGGAGAAGCACATTTGGGTATACTTATTTCGGAGACGAAAAACTTGGTGAAAAAGAATATGCACCTTTGCTCAAAGATATTGAACATACATGTTGGGAACGATTCTTCTCTCGAGGAGTTGTTTGCTCATCGGAAAATATCATTAATCATCATAAAGGTGATGTCGTAGTGAAGCACTCTATTCTTGAAAAAGTTTTGGATTTTCTTAGAGATTTTGCAGATGATCGTAAGATTTTCTTCATTTTCTATGAGAAAAACTTGGAGGTTGAAGGCAAAAATCCACAGAGAGATTTGTGGTTAAAGTCTTTGGCGTTAGGACAGACTCATCATCAAACTAGACGAGTGTCTAAATACGTGGCTAAATTCCGTCAAGGGAAAAGTTATGTGTCATATGATGCTCTCAAAAAGGCTGATGGTTGGGGATATTCGCAAGCTGTGAAAGTTTTAAAGAAGATTGGCTCTGAATTTAAAAAAGTTCAGAGTGGGCCGACTTTATCTTTCGCCAAACCATCATCAAGCGCTTCGTCAACCGAATCTGGTGGAGTCAAGAAAAAAGTCTCTTCTGCACACATGAAAGCTGAAATTGAAAAAGCAGTGGCAATGGAACGGAAGAAAATAGCAGCTGAACAACGGGCTGCTTTGGCTCTACCAAAACCAACAAATCCGGCGGTGAGACCCCCGGTTCAGTACGAAAATATAGCCTCGTGGTTGAAGTCAAAACCTATACCAGTCTGCCAAGCAGATTCTCAGGTTTTGGCTTTTGCTAAGCAAGTCGGCATTGAAGTAAAACCCAATCCTGATACTACTCTTAATCCTCACAGCATCTCTGCTCTATACAGAGAATATGCGATGAAGACCTTTCTTTCAATTGTTGGAAGGGATAAAAAGAGTTTGAGGTTGTTGTCATTTTTCGGAGCTAACAGAGATCGCAGATACACTCCAAAGAGCAGCACTGGTTGTTCGATCGAGTGGGTTTGTGCTCCAAATACTCCAATACAAGGTGACAACGCACGTGATTTTAGCACGAGAATACCGATGCCAGATGATAAAGTTTATGATGGTGTAATCATTGTAGATGTTTATCAATCTGGAAATGACTTTAATACGTCGTTATCCCCTTCAACTATAAAAGATTTGATCACCGGATGCACCAGTGGTTTCGTTTATGCGATTCTTAGGAATTTCATTGGAGACTGTGGGGCAGATGTTTTTCGAATCGAAGAAGGTGGAGGTAAGTGTTCAAGCAAAGTGGAAGGAGTTTGGCATCGTCTTAACGGATTGTGTCATTTTTCTCCTGACAACACAGCTGGTTGCTACGCGGGACATCCCACTCCCGATTGGATTAACAACAGAAGTTATGATGGATTGGATATCCATGACGTCAAAGCTTTTGGTCCATATCACCTGTATAAATTCGCACTGACTTCTTCAATGGCTCAACCCTTGGGACCAAGCAGAACTATAGATCCATTGGTGTCTACGGTTTCTCTTCAAAAGTCTGTGATGGACTCGTTGGAGGGTCGCTTGTCATATTACCCAAGTGTTGTTTTGGAAACGCTTCGTTCCTGGGTTCCATCCTCGGTTTTGGCCTATTTTCCAGAAGCAGGGAAAATTACCTTGCTAATGCATAATAGAGCTTATGCAAATTTGTCGTCCTTTTACCAAACTAAAAAGATAACAGGTTTGTTGTATGAAGCAGTTGCCCAAAAGGTTCAATCTGAATTCGATCGTGACTCCCAAATTTTGGCTGTTCGCGAAAGATTCCCTATGTTTTATAATATGCTTTTGCGTGGTACAGCGATTTGCGTTATGCACTACAAAAAAGAGGAACAACTCAACACTATGTTTGACGCTAGAGTTCTTGATGTCAAATCAGAACAAGTGGTGTCTGAAATGCGTGGTGGAGGGATGAAAGACAAATCTATCACAGGTAAGCTCTTCTGGCTTCTATCGTTGGCTGGGTTTATTTATGTCTTGTATAAAATTAGGGGAAGAAACACAGTGGCTGGTAATCTTTTTGCGATAATGCGACCTGGAGCTGTTGACTTGGTTAAAACCATCGATACTTCGGCCGTGTCTGACCCAATAGAGAAAGGGGTTTTAGAAACTTTGAACAAGGATATTCGTCTTAGGAGGAATGAAACTTGTTTGGATTTCTTGCAAAACCTCGCCAGCATACCAAGGACTTTGTCCATGGCCCACACTATGTTTATTGGACCAGCTTATGAAGAAGCTATAAAAGTCTTTGCTCCAAAAATTGGGTTGCTTCTGTGTGCTATGGAGGCGTTCGTGAACGCGAAGGTAAATGGTCGAGAACAGGCTGCTTTGGTTTTCTGTATGCATTTGTTTACAATGCTGGTGAATCAAAAAAGTTGGTTTTTGGCTTTTTTAATTCACTCAGCTTGGAATACTTGTGCTACGACGTTTAACCACGGAGTTTGTGCTACTGTTTACAAGTCGAATGATCACGTCGCCATCATGGCAGCAGCTAGACTTTTGGAGTACCTCAAGCCAGGTTGCTTTTTATACTATTGGGTTCAGTGGAAGAATTTGAAAACTCTGTCTTATACAGATTTTTTGAATTCATATATCCACAAGGAAAAATTTGATGCGCCTCCTTTTGGACAAGCCATCAAACCTCAAAAAATTCCGGCTGTTCAAACCGAAATATACCCTGACTTTCCAGCTCGGGGTGTCATGAAGTGTGAATATTTAGGCTTGAATGACATAGTCGACATCAAGAAAGTGATAGTTCAAGATGACGATGTTGAGGAAAAAGCCCATGGTATATACCCATTGTTAATCAACAACGGTCTAATGTACACTCCAGCCAACTCCCAAAATAATCTTTTGGCGAGTTTGTTGTTGCGTATCCATAAAGAACCCTTTGGAATGTGTCCTCCACATTCAAAAAGGTTGTTAAATTGGAGTGAATTGATGCGCTTTCCCCTTGTAACTCAAATTTTAGCTTATTATAAAACTTTTTCGTTGCGTCCAAGTGATTGGAACACTATGGAAGAGATAGTTAAAATTATGGGTTCAAAAGGTAAGAGAATTGAAGCTTGTTATGAGCGGATGTTGTCTGGAGAGGAAATGCCGCCGAAAAAATCATACAACGTGAAATGGAATGAAACAATTCCACTTCGCCCATATGGTTTGGCTTGGGATATAAAACCAAGGTCAATTTGCAATTTAGATCCGTCAATTCATGTTTTGACAACTCAAATCGCACGATATATTACCAACGTGTTCCATCGAGTTTTTGATGGACGCCATCCTTTTCAATGCGCCTATGGTGAATTGAGAATTCATTTTGCTTCTGGTTATACTCAACAGAAACTTTCGGAGATGTGGGAAGATTTTATGTCTTTCCCTAATTTTCTGGCGGTTGCTGGTGATGATTCCATGTACAAGGTGACTATTGATGGAGTTGAAGAGTGTGGTGAAGGTGATTTCAGTATGTATGATCAGTCACAAGACGATGGCCCTCTTGTGGTAGCCCCCGCATATTGGATGGTTGAAATAGGAATTGACTCTTGGGTAATAGATTTCTTGAGTTACGTTTATTCCAAAGGATATAAAGTAGCCAAACGGAATTCGAGAGATTTAGAAGTAACAGGCACAGGGGGAGTTCAACTCCCAACAGGAGTGACCTTAACTACCGTCATGAATTCGGTAAATGATGTATATGCATTTACAAAAGCATTTTCATTACAACCGTTCGATTTTGAAACCCACGCAGCAAGCTTAGGCTTTACTGTAAAGTTGAGAAAACACGGACAGTCGTTTGAGAAGGTGAGTTTTTTGAAGGGTTGGTGGGTTAAAGAAAAATATAGTGAGTCGAGAGTGTGGATGCCCCTGCCATCTGCCGTCCTCAAGCTTGGGAAATTTCTCAAGCCTTTGGATTTTTTCGGACACAATCCTGTTGGTACATGTTGTTTTATGACTTCACAATCTTATTTTGGAATTGACAGAAATTATCCAATTTTTGGAGACTTTTTGGCAGTGATGGACAAGTTTTCTATTCAAAGTTCTTATGGCGGAGATGTAAATGAAAATGAGTTTAAACCAAAAATGGATTTGGAGGTAAAGATTGATTTTTTGGAATCTTGTGATCAGATTA